GTGTATAAGAGACAGTTTTTCTTTCATGAAGGAGATAGAAATGGCAATCCAAGTTAGTCCTGGAATTAATGTAAGTGAAATTGATCTTACAACAGTAGTACCCAATGTTTCTACTACAACCGGCGCTTTTGCTGGTATTTTTAGTTGGGGTCCAGTTGGTCAAAGAAAGTTAGTAGATGCAGAAAGTACTTTAGTTTCTCTATATGGCAAGCCTACCGTAGACAACTATGAGACATTCTTTACTGCTGCTAACTTCCTTGCTTATGGAAACAGTCTTCAAGTAGTTCGTATTATTGACGGCGCAAATAATGCCGTAGCTAATACTAATACTTATACGGGGTTTGCAATCAAAAATGCCGATGATTTTGCCAATACAACTATTAGCGCCAATGTTGCTTATGTTGCTAAGTATCCTGGTTCACTAGGAAATAGCATCAAGGTTTCAATCTGTGATAGTCCTTCTGCTTATAGCCTTGGTATCAATGCGTCATTTATTCAAACTACAAGTTCAAATGCATATGGCAACGTTTCTTATATTGCTATTACAGCTAATAGCGGTGCTCAAACTGCTACAATTACATATGTAGCTAACCAAGCTGGTCAAGCCAATTCTGCTGCTCAAGCCACTACTACTTGGCTTACTGTAGGTGATTCAATTGATATTGGTAATACAACTACCGGTATTCAAACAATTAAAATTACTGCAGTAACTCCAACAAATGTTGAAACTGGATCTGCTGCAAATATTCAATCTTATGCAACACTAAGTCTAGCTACTCCAATTCTTCTAGCTGCAAACGTAGCTAACCAAACCAGTACTACTTCTTATTGGGAATATTATGGCCTAGTAGATCGTGCCCCTGGTGTTTCTAACTACTCAGCTCAAAAGGGTTATACCGGTAAGGATGAACTACACGTTGTTGTAGTTGACCAAAATGGTCTATTTACTGGTGCTCCTGGTACTATTCTAGAAGTATTCAGGGGCCTATCACGTGCAACTGATGCAAAGACAGATAGCGGTGGAACCAATTACTATAAGACAGTTCTAAATAATACTTCAAATTATATTTGGGCTGGTACCGACCGTTCAGGTGCAGTATCCAATACTGCAAATGCAATTGTAACATCTACAAATATTGCTCCATATACTGCCACATTTGTTGGTGGTGGCGATGGTAATTCAGAATCTAATTGCTCTTTAACTGCAATTACTAATGGGTTTGATTTGTTCAAGAATAAAGAAGATGCAGATATCTCACTTGTTCTAGCTGGTAAAGCTCGTGGTACTGCAGTTGAAGGTACAACACCTTCAAGTTCTGCTGTAAATTACGGAACAGTAGCAAATTACATCATTGGAAACATTGCTGAATACCGCAAGGACTGTGTTGCATTCATATCTCCTGCTAAGGCAGATGCCGTAGTTCAAACCACAGCCGGTGATGCTGTAACAAATATGACTAATTTCCGCAACAATCTATCTACTGGATCTTCTTATGCAGTAATGGATAGTGGATATAAGTATCAATATGACAAATATGCTGATACGTATCGTTATATTCCTCTTAATGGTGACGTAGCTGGTACATGTGTACGCACAGACGCCGATCGCGATCCTTGGTTCTCACCCGCTGGATTCCAACGCGGTCAAATCAAGAATGTCACAAAGCTGGCCTTTAGTCCAAATCAAACTCAACGTGATGCTCTCTATAAGATTGATATCAATCCAGTAGTTACATTCCCCGGTCAAGGTACTGTTCTATTCGGTGATAAGACTCTTCTAGGCCGACCATCTGCCTTTGATCGTATTAATGTGCGCCGTCTATTCATTGTTCTAGAAAAGGCAATTTCAAATGCTGCTAAGTCTACTCTGTTTGACTTCAATGATGAATTTACAAGAGCACAATTTGTCAATCTCATTGAACCTTTCCTAAGAGATGTTCAGGGGCGCAGAGGTATTACTGATTTCAAGGTAGTTTGTGACGACACAAATAATACATCACAAATTATTGATTCAAATCAATTTGTTGGTGATATCTTTGTCAAGCCAAATCGCTCGATCAACTTCATCCAACTCAACTTTGTTGCTGTAAGATCTGGTGTTGAGTTCTCTACAATCGTTGGTTCAGTCTAATAAATAAGAATATAAAGGAGAACACACATGGCAAGAAACTTTAGCGTTACAGAATTTAAAAGTAATCTACAGTTTGGTGGAGCACGTTCAACGCTCTTCCAAGTTCAACTCACTCAGCCAGCTGGATTAAGTCTTAATTTGCAAAAGGCACCATTTTTAGTACGAGCTGCTCAAATACCATCTTCAAATCTTGGTATAATTCCAGTACCGTTTTTTGGCCGTGTAGTAAAAATGGCTGGAGATCGTACCTTTGATTCATGGACAGTAACAATTATTAATGATGAAGATTTTGCAATTAGAAATGCTCTAGAAACTTGGTCAAATTCAATCAATAATATGCGTGGTAATGTAAGACTTGGATCTGCTGCTAACCTAAGCTATAAGGCTCAAGCAACAGTTACTCAGTATTCTAAGACCGGTGAAACACTAAGAACTTATAATTTTGAAGGGTTATATCCTCAAAATATTTCAGCAATTGATCTAAATTGGCAAAATACAGATTCAATCGAAGAATTCCAAGTTACCTTTGAATATGATAACTGGGTTCTTGCTCCTGGTGGTACTACTGGTAGTGTTGGAAATCAGGGATAAATATAACTGAAAATTATAGTTTAGTTGGAATTGGACAGTAAATTATGGCGGTTGAGTTATTTGGATTTGAAATAAAGAAAAAGGCTGCGGATGCAGTAGAGATCCCATCGTTTTCTCCGGTTGAGAGTGACGATGGGGCTCTTACCGTATCTGCTGGCGGTGCTTATGGCACCTATCTAGACTTAGAAGGTTCTTCAAAGAATGAAGCAGAGATCGTTGCTAAGTATCGTGAAATGTCTATTCAACCTGAATGTGAACAAGCTATTGATGAAATCGTCAATGAAGCTATTGTTAAAGATGGCAATAAAGCCATTGTTGATATTAATCTAGATGATCTAGATGATATCAATGTTCCAGAGAAGATCAAAACTATGATCTCTGATGAATGGAATAATGTATCAGAATTATTTAATTTTAACAATTATGGTTATGAAATCTTCCGTCGTTGGTATATTGATGCTCGTATGTATTACCATGTTATGATTGATGAAACTAATCCATGCCTTGGTATTCAAGAACTTAGATATATTGATCCACGTAAGATTCGTAAGGTACGCAATATGCGTCGCGAACGCCGTGGTAATATTTTTGTTAATGTTGTTGCCAGTGAATTCTATATGTATACCGAGAGAGGATTCAGTGGGTCTTCTATGACAGGTATGGAGAATCAAGGCCTAAGAATTGCTAAAGATTCTATTGTACAGATTACTTCTGGTCTAACAGACAAAGATAATAAGATGGTTCTTGGTTTCCTCCATAAGGCTATTAAGCCTATGAACCAAGTACGTATGCTAGAAGATGCTACCGTCATCTATCGTATCTCACGTGCACCAGAACGTCGTATCTTCTATATTGATGTTGGCAGTCTTCCAAAGATGAAGGCTGAACAATATGTCAAGGATATGATGACTCGTCACAAGAATCGTCTTGTCTATGATGCCACTACTGGTGATGTACGTGATGATCGTAAGTTTATGACAATGCTAGAAGATTATTGGTTGCCTCGTCGTGAAGGTGGCCGTGGTACAGAAATCTCTACGCTACCATCTGGGCAAAATCTTGGTGAACTATCAGATGTACGTTACTTTGAAAAGAAGCTTTATAAGTCTCTTAATGTTCCTATGTCTCGTCTAGATTCAGAATCTGCTGGCTTTGGCCTAGGTCGATCTGCTGAAATTACTCAAGATGAACTTAAGTTCCAAAAGTTTATTACTCGCCTTCGTCTAAGATTCTCACAACTATTCTTAAATACGCTAGAAAAGCAGTTGATTCTTAAGGGCATTCTTACCTCTGAAGACTGGTCTGAATACAAGAATAAGATTCTATTCAACTTTAATACAGACAATTATTTTGCTGAATTAAAAGATGCTGAAATTCTTCGTGAACGGATTGCTACACTTCAACAAGTACAACCTTATATTGGAATGTTCTATTCACAAGAATGGGTCAAGAAGAATGTGCTTCAACAATCAGATGAAGATATTGAAGCTATGGAAAAACAAATGGCCGGTGAAGAACCCATGCCAGGAAGTCTTCTAGGTGATGAAATGGAACAACAACAAGCCATGGCTGATCAAGCTGGTGCTGGCGGTGATCAAGCTCCTCCAGGACAAGGTCAACCTGATGCACCGGCAGGTGACCAACCTTCTAATGATGGCGGTCCAAAAAAGACACAAATAGTCCAGGGTCCTAATGGTCCTTATACTAGAAAATTCCCAGAAGTTCGTAATAAAAAACAAGAAACTCATATGGAAAAGCCTGTTGAAAGGCTTCCCGCAAATTTTAAATAAATATAAATAGATAATGATTATAGGAGAATTACATGCCATATGACGCAGAAGACATCGTAGATTTTGTAATGAATAAGGATCATCTAAATCTAAAGGCTGCCCTTGATGGTATTATGTCATCAAGAGTAGAAGGTGCTTTAGAACTTCGTAAGGAGTATGTTGGTAGACAAATGTTTAATCCCGATCCCGAGGAAATGGAATCAGATGACGCAGAATAATAAAGACCTTCATGAAGTAGAAGATCCAAATTCAGAGTACTATGAACCTAAGCCTGAGGGTGAAAAGCAATTTTGGAAAAGACATCTAATCAATAAGCATAAAGACCGTAATGGTAATAACGATGATGTATTTAATGCATCAAATGTCGGTAAAGACAAGTCTCGTTTACCTGGTGATCCTAAAGCCGATCTAGATAATTCATCAACTGGAAATCTTCCAGTAGATCAACTTAAGGGCGAAAAAGGTACTAAGAAGCTTAAGGAAGATAAAATGACTTCCGCTGATAAGGCAAAGCGTGAAGACATTGTCAAGGCTATGAAGTCAAAGACTGCCGGTTTCAAGGATCGTTATGGTGAAAATTGGAAGAATGTTATGTACGCCACAGCAACTAAGAATGCTATGGAAGAAGTAGAAGATCTAGAAGAAGGTCCTACTTCTAAAGAAATTAAAATGGCTGCCGGAATTGCTAATGATAAGAGATATGCTGGTGGTAATATGACTGGCGCAACCAATACTATTGAAAAGATGCGTAAAGGTCTTTCATCACATCCAAAAGTTTCAGATGCTTTACGAAGAGCCAATGAAGAGACTGTAGTAGAAGATTCACAAGCTGCTGCATCAGATAATCCTGGTGCAGGTGGTGGTCAAGCTCCAACTACAGGAACTGTAGATAATAACAATTCACATCTAAATAATAATCCTACTGGTGATCCTAAAGGTAAGGGAGATATCAAGAATACTCTTGAAGCTATTGCAATGCAAGCCGCTGAACTTCATGACAAACTAGAAGATGGTCAAGAAATTGATAGCCAAGCTCAAGCCATGCTTAGTGAAGCTAAAGATGCTCTAGATCAAGTCTATGAGATTGTTACTAATGGTGGTGGTGCACAAGACGCTAAGCCAGCTCCTGCACCCAAGAATGGTGGTGCTTCAGCTAATGTTAAAGAAGACTTTGAATATATTGATGATTCTGAAGAGTTGTTTGAGGAACTAGAAGTCCTAGATGAAGCCAGTGTTAAGGATAAGACTGGAACAATCATTGGTACTCATAAGCCAGGTGAAGGCTTTAAACCAAATGCTCTAGGTAAGAAACTTGGTCATAAGGCACATGCTACTGATGTTCCATCTGATACTACTATCACTAAGCGTGGTCGTAAGGTTGGTTCTAAGTCTTTTGGTGCTTCAAAGCGCAAGGGTGAAACTTATGATGAAGCTGGTGCACAATCTGAAAAGCCATCATTTACTGATCAGCTTCTAAAGGCTGCAGATAATCGTGAGGGTGGCCATGTTGAATTTGACAACGGCCAAAAACATCATATTCCTCGTGCTCATGCTAATGCTGGACTTTATCATCTTGGCAAGCCAGAAAAGCCTTCTGACAAGAATAAAGTTAGAAAGCATATTGGTGCTTCAAAAGAAAACTTTGATTCATTCAGAAAAAGTGGCGGCCAACTTCCTAAAGAAGCTCCTAAGTATGATCCAGATGCAAAGATCAAAGCTAGAACTGCACAGATTACTGGTGGAATTAAGAAGCCAAGATCTTCTGCTAATGCAGCATTAGCACAAAAGATTCTAGCAAGAAGAAAGGCCGGTAAATAATGGCTATTATCCAAAATAGATCACAAGGTCACGCAGTTACATCAGATATAGCAAATGCTACTTATGTTGTAGCTGACTTTGCTGTTACAAGTGAAACTGTAACCAATATTGCTATTACAAAGATTTTCTGGGCTGGTGATTGGTCAATCAAGCGCGGCGGTACAGTTCTTTGGCAAACTGCCAATAATACTGGTGTATGGGATTTAAATAAAGCTGGTATTTCACTTAATTCAGGAAATACTGCAGCCAACCTTCAAATCAATACTACATCATCTGCTGCAACTCTAGTTCTTGGCATCAGTAAGACTTCATCTACTACTGCTAATACTTGGTAAGGATAAACAAATGAAGCTTATTTGCGAAACACTTGAAGAAGTAACAATTCTAAAAGAATCTAGAGAAGATGGTAAGAAGGATATCTATATCCAAGGACCATTCCTCATGGGTGAAGATAAGAATCGCAATGGGCGAGTCTATCCAGTTCACGTTCTAGCCAAAGAAGTTCGTCGGTATACTGAACAGTATATTGACAAGAACCGTGCCTTTGGTGAACTTGGCCATCCTGCTGGTCCAAGTATCAACCTAGATCGTGTATCACATATGATTACACAACTTGAACAGCGTGGTAATCACTTCTATGGTAAGGCCAAGCTTACTGAAACCCCAATGGGAAATATTGCCAAGGGCATTCTAGAGTCTGGTGGTAAGCTTGGTGTTTCATCACGTGGTATGGGAACAGTTACTCCTTCTAAGGATGGTACAATGGTTGTTGGTGATGATTTCATGTTAGCCACTGCTGCTGATATTGTTGCTGATCCTTCAGCCCATATTGCTTTCGTAGAAGCAGTTATGGAAAATACAGAGTGGCTTTATGATGTAGCATCAGGTAACTGGTTAGCTCTAGAACAACTTGGTAAAACAAAGAATTTCGTGCAAAAATCTACTATAGCACAAATCAACGAGAATAGCGTTCATACTGTCTCTTATACACATCTCCGAGCCCACGAGACGCTACGCTATCT